GTAGAGCTTTTAGCGGTAATTGCTGTACCGGTCTCATTCTCAAGAGTACCAGCATCTGAGAAACCAAGTGCGTCACCAACCCTAAAGTTATTTGCATTAGTACAAATAATTTCAGTAGTTGATGTTGCGGTCGTAATGCCCGCCGTTGAAGAAGCTAGAAGTTCAAGGTTCATTTCCTTGATGTGGTCTAGCTGTGCGTTCTCGTTCTCAAGAGCGAGAACATCACCAACACCACCCTCAAGCTGCGATGTAAACATCGCCTTGACGGAGGCTGCGAACGTCGTACCAACGATACGAGGCAGTGAAGATACTGTCTGAATCGCTGAGATGTCCACAGTTGGGAGTGATCCCGTCTCTGTAATCGGGTTAGAGCGTTCCGTCCCACGGTCTGAACGTACCCTCCAACCAGCTACGTTACCCCAGACATTTCTGGGAAGTGCATTGAAGAACCTAGTTTGGTTATTCAGTGCATGCCATACCTTACGACCAAAGGTGGTCGTAAAGACGTTTGTGTCGGTATCGACGGTAAACGGTGTCCCCGTAAACGCCTTCGACAAGTACTCAGAGCCTAGAACCGATTGGGTTGCCCCACGGTTGGCCTGAGCAATATATTCTGCAAGTGAAACTGTCATTTTTATTTGCCCTCCTAAGGTCTCAGACTAAAGTGTTACATCACCCTGTTCAACAGAGTATTGAAGCTTCCTAAGTTCTGAGTAAGACATATTCGCTAGTTCATCGACAAGCTCCCCACCAGTTGGGGCGGCTTTAACTATCTCTACCTCGTCATTACCCAAGCTCAACGTAGGTGCGACCAAGCGACGCTCTTCCTTCCAACCCGCCTTGCGGAGAGTGGATTCGGTTTCGTCTTTGACAGACTTAGAAAGGTCTGTGTTGAAGCTAGAAATCTGTTTCTTTAGATTAGAAATTTCTTTCTTCATCTGCTTGTAAACGGATTCTTCTACTGCTTGATCGTCATCTTCGTCATCGTCATNAGAAGCCTCTTCTTCAACAGCTTCATCATCGTCATCTTCCTGTTCCTTCATCGGATACTTACCCATCTTTTCCTCTGGCTCTTCCTCTTCATCGGGTTCGTCCTCAGCCTGAAGCGTTGCTTGCTGATTAGGAGCGTCGGTAGTAGGGGAAACGGTAGTGGAGCCATCGTTACCATCTTGGTTTAATGCCCCACTATTCTTAACTTTTCTTTCTCCAACATTATCAAGATCGTCAGTTGACTTTAGCATAGCTACGACCTGAGAAGCCACATCTTTAACTAAATTTGTTCGAGCGTCCTCTTGCTCTTTTGCAAACAATGTTGCTTCATCATCATACTCAGCCTTTGTAAGGCGGGAATCCATCTTTGTAAGTACCTCGGCAAGGGCCGTCAAACCTAATGACGTTCCTTCCATATACTTTTCAAGACGAGTGTATAGTTCATCTGCCATGGTGTAACCTCCATATATTTCCATTCCATATCCAAACTTCATAAAGGTTGGTCTAAGCCACCGCCGACCCCTATAAACAAATATAACCTAGTTAAGTAGGTGTGTTAGAACAAACGTTCTATATTATTATACTAAGATTTTTGAAAAACGGCGGGAATTTATGAGTCTTTGTAAGAATTTATATCTATCTTACCTTCAAGATACCGAAGCATCTCGTTACGGAAGTCGTAAAGGGGGACTTGTACCAGTTTTTTCACCTTTTCACATTGGTTGCCCTCAGGTATTGAGGACTCAATTTGATCTAAAACTTTACCAACCATCCTTGAATGGCGAGCTAAAACCCACTCTTGTTCCTCACTAACCTTTTCTATATCCATAATCTATCTCCTTATAACAGTGTGGTGGGTTCAATTTTTACAGTTAAACCCCCTCCCAATTTTGTACCTAAATTGTCAAATGACTTCTCAATTCTCTGTGGTAAGTCGTTAAATATTTCTTCCAACGGCGCAGCTAAATACTTCTGAGCTTTATACCTACGCCCTTTACTATCTATACCGCCATCATGTATTATAGAAGCGTATGGAGTACTGTAAGTAATATCTATAGTGTCATCTCCCACCTGAGTCGTTGTTAAGGACGAACGAAGTCTCCCAGTTTTTACAGGCATAACACCACCCTCAGAAACAGGTACGTTTGAAGACACAGCTAATTCCTGCGTAATTTCCATAACCAAATTCTGAACGAGACCGTATAAAAGTTCTTGCAATTCATCCATAGTTTATTATACTATGAATGCCACACTTCGGGAATCTCCAATTCAAACCCAGATTCAATGGAATCAAATCTATCTAAGTAAATTACCTCTTTACCTACCTGACCGTGGTTAGGGTGGTAATACAAAACTATGTGTTTTGGCTTAGTTATAACATGAAGTCGGCTAAATACAAACTCGTCCCCACCCTTTGTGGTTCCGCAGATATGTAAACTACCTGTCCCAATATCTATCTCGTCCACCCTGTGGAAATGTCCCAGTAAAACATCGTCAAACTTATCAGAAACACTAAAACTATCGTCGGTTATTATCTGCGTCTTGTACTGTAAGACTGCCCTCAACGAAGTTATAGCTCTCTGGATAGTTGCCATTGCTCCACCACCACCCACGGAGTCGCCGTGCATCATTAGTAAGTCTCTCCCTGCAACAGATATCACATGAGCAAAGGACTTGGGTATTTCAAATTTTATGTTGTCCTGCTTGGAACAGAACACTGCAATCCATTGATACATCATGTAATCCCAATCCATGTACTTATCTTTAGATGGAATCTTTCTTGTCATACGACCGTGGTTACCAACAACACACGGAACTTTGACTTCTTTGAAATGTGGTGCTAAGAACATCAATGCCTGACTAATTACCTTAGCCCCGTACATCATTTGCATCATACAGTTATCCACATTAGTTCGGGCTAATTCATCGTGAATATCCCCAGAGACCATATCTCCTAGCATGGGTACGGTAAGTTCATCTATCTCACAAATGTTTCGCCGGTACTCCGCTAAGTTTAGAACTTGATTAGCCCAGCCCCACATACGGCGACTAAACAACTCAATGTCATAGGAATTTAATCCTACCATCTGCTCACTATTTACGTAATCTCCCACATGTGTATCTGTAAGTGGGGCAACCATAACCTGTTTCGCTGAACCTTTTTTCGCTCCAGAAGGCTTACGAACTTTAAAGGTTTTAGTTTTAGGGAGTGGGGTTGTGTACCGCTTTATAGTATCCACAAGAATTTCTGATCGTACAGTATTCTTTATGGATTTTTCATACAGTTTTTTATAGTAAGTAGACTCTGCTTTATATGTAGCAGCCCTCTTATCTATACGAATTCTATCCTTAAGAAAGTCCTCTTCTTCTTCCGGTGCTACATTATCAGCCCACCCAGCCGCTCTCTCGTCAATTACAGAACCCGCATCAAAGACTTCTCTGTCGTACCATCTTTGAATTGTAGAACGATGAACACTAATACCAAATTCATCTGACAACCATTGGGAAAGACTAGTCCAAGTCGCTCCCGCCTGTCTCCTCTGAATCAAGTCTTTCTTCGACATCTCTGGAATCATCGGTACTCTCCTGTTCTTTATCTAGGTATTCAAAGTAATCTTTGAATAGACTATAAAACTCTTCGTTATCTTCTTTACTAATACTCCTGCCAACTGGGGCAGGTTTACTAAGCTTCGGCTCGCTAGGCATTTTCTCCGGTTTGATTTCCTGCTTACTCTTAGGCGCCGCCGCCTTACCCACCGAACCAATAACCCTAGGGTCTTCGCCATATTTATCGTCATCAATGTTTTCTACCCACCCATCGTAAGTTTCTTTTCTTACAGCAGGGTAAGGAGGTTCAACAGCTTTCATGATATCATAATCTCTCAAGTCTTGTAAAGCCCCTTTTACAATAGTGGTTGCAAACTTTTGTACATGTTTAGGTTTTTGCTTATGTCGTAAAAATTGATCTAGTTTAGCAACGCCGCTTCTTTTCTTTTTCTGTTTTATTGGCGACCTATCACCATAGGTTGGGGAAAACACTCCGGGGTCTGATGATACAGCAACAGTGCCCATCCCGTCAACTGTTCCTATAGCTCCCTCTTTGTGTAAGAAATTAGTAAAATCTGAAAGGTGGGAGCTTTCCGATTTTTTTACCGGCCCGCTATCTGCGGAACGCCTTGGAGAAACTCTCTCAGGAGTTTCTTTGGGCTTATTTTTAATCCTACCTAGTTCGTCTAATTCAGGTACGGTTTTGTCATCACCTTCACCCCTGAGACGCGCAGCCCAATCTGTCAGCCCCTCTCTACCTTCCCGTACTCTTCTTACGCCTCTTTCTTTATGTAGAGCGGCAAGATCGTGTCCATGCGCCGCAGCTAAATGACTAAGAGATGCCTTGCCGTCAATCAAGCTACTGACTTGAGCTTGTCGCCTGTGGGTGTCAGCTTGCCGCTTATGGAAAGCTGGATCGTTTTTAGTCATATCTGGGTGATGTATAGACCGTACACCGTTTTCGTAAAAATAAGTCACAGTCCCAGTGGCCCGATCTACCTGCTTATCTATATATGAATGTTTAGCTGACTCATTGGAATCATCAGGTTTTAAATAATGTCCCTCATCAGAATCGGGATGAATTTCATCTTCATGTCTTTGGTTCGGCTTTAAAATACTCCCGTCACGACGGCGGGTTTGATCCGGTCTTCCGACCATATCCCGGGGAGAAAGGTCATCTCCAACATCTCTTGCTTTCTCCAGTTCGTTAGACATTATTCATCTTCCTCCATGTCCGTTAGAGTCGTTACCCCGGAGGAGGAAGGAGCGTTTGACTGTAACTGGTTAGATGGCTCAACCCGTTTTCGTTGAGGGCGAGCCGTTGTGAAAGTTGCAGGTTCAACTTTCGAAACACCGAAAGGCGTTAAGTATGCAACGAGGTTTCTGTTGTTGTCCGTGAACCACAACTTACTGCCGTCTGAGGTAATTTCTTTCACTAGAGGTGACGTATAACCTAGATCGTAAAGACCTTCCATCCAAGTTGATGTACCTCCTTTTACTAAACCAAATGACCTATCCTCTCCTTTTCTCTCACGCGCCTCAGCGTACTCATCTAAATCACGTTCATCTAATGGCATCTTATCGTTAGCGTCCGGAGTTTTCCAACCTAAGTTTCTATCCTTGTATTTCCCTTCAGCTTTACCTACATCCATAGATTGCTCAACTGGTTCTTCTTCTCCACCTCCCCCTTCTCCCGCTTCTTCAGCAGCCATCTGCTGTTGCATCAACTGCATCTGCTGTTGCTTCATCTGCTCCTCTTGTGCAGTTAAGGCAAGAACCTCAGTCTCGCCTCTAATCTGAGCAGACGGTACTGGTTCCCCAGATACAATAAAGTCTACATCATCCATATCGGAATCTTGCTGTTTTAGCACAAGGTCAAACCCTAGGTCGTTCAACTGCTTTGCAATTTGAACTCTTTGGCTAGCAAAATTAATTCTTGTGGCTTCCGCTTTTTCTTCTGGGTGAGGTAAAGATAAAGTCCAATCCGTAACCCCGTAAGCTTCTAATATTAAGGGGAATACTTTTTCATGGAATAACCGTTGATCCGCTTCTACCACACGACTCATAACTTGCAGACCTTGTGTTTGAGTAGAAAGCCCGCCAAACGCCTCTGGGGTTCCCTGCCATGCTGGGGACACACCCCACAAGGCGGCAACTCGTTCACGTATTTCTTCTTTCACCGGAAGGTAATCCATCTCTTGCAGAGTATGGAAAAGCCTAACCATGTCTACTCTACCTCTATTCGTTTTAGAAGATACAGCAACCATCGGAATATAGTTGGGGTCTGCTTTCGTTTGGGCTGCGATGTTTTCTCTTTCACGACGTAAACTTTCTGGATCATCTGTAGATACCATTAACATAGCGGAAGGCATTTTACGCTCAAAGAAGTACCTGTAAAGGTTTCTATCCATCCCTATGAGAGTTAAAGCCTTTTCAAATATGGTTAGTATGGGCGACCACCCATATGTTTCAGTTGGGGAAAATTTAGATATGTGTATAACTTCAGAATCAAGTAGGTAGTAAATTTTACTGCGATTAGAGTACCGATACATCGCTGGTACAGTATCGACAGAACAGTCAGACTCAGAGCAGCATCCCGGCTTCATTGCAGTAGCCGCAGTATTGGCTTGCTCTACATATTCTGCGTTTTGCCCCAGACCTGAATCCCTATGAACAGGGCATAAGAAATGTTGCTTCTTGGGCAACCCCTCTTCATTTAGATCGAACTCTACCAAAGCTGGGTTTAAGCGTCGAATTTCTATTATTCTTGACCGAAGTTCCCCTTTTTCAGTAGCGTAATATTCCTTGTTTAAATAAATGAACGCATCATCTACTGTATTTAAGTCTAGATGGAACTGTCTAAGCACTTCCTCTAAACTTTGATCAAAGATGTTACAATCTTTCAGGACTTTCTTTAGAGTCACTAACTGTTTTTCGTCTGCGTTTTCNGTTACAGGCTGGAACTCTAAACCTCTTCGAAAAACCTCACCCGTAATATGCCCTATAGGGCCTCGTATTTCNTCTACCGAAAAAGCAATGGTCTGCAAATCTTGAATAAGTTGTTTACGGAACCCAATTTGGTTTTTAATATACTGATTAACAATGTAATCAATACCAAATGTAGGTGATTTACCTGTATCTCCAGCGGATTTACTTAGATTTAGCATACTCTGCATTCCAAGTTTCGCATTAAGGTCATCCATCTTTCCTACCAAGGATGGAGCTTCAGGTAAGTAATCCAGAATTTTCATACGTTAGTCCTCTAACTGTTTGGTTTTAGTTAGACCGGACACTTCTTCCAGTGCCGTCAATTTAATTATAGCTTGCAGCGCGGATTCCTTTAGTAAATAACTTTCAGATAACTCATCTGGGGGCCTTCTCTGTTCAGGTGTATCTAAAAGTTCTTTATTTTCTTTTCCTAGCCGATCTACCTTCTCCTCTAATTCTGCACAATAGTCACGCAAACTAAAGTTTTCGGCGTGAACCGCCCCGGATAGAATTCCTAACCTACCAGCTTCCTTTAGCAGTGCGTGATACGCNCCCTCACTTAATATCGTTACAGCATCATGATCATCGGGTACTTCTGCGTCAGGCTCAAATCCGCCTAACTCATCATCCCACGCATCTAATATCCTCCATGTACCCAAGTCGTCTCTATGAGCTACATATTGAGAATCACGATCACGCAACAGTCCACCTATAGGCATAACTTTTCTCCTTACTACAATATAGTATTATACTACTCTTCTATGATATATGACATTTCGACCACCCGCAAGCTTTGCAAGATGAGCAACCGCTTTCTTCTACAATAAATGGGGAGCCGCAGCAGGTATCCGATTGTACTGATTCACCTTTAGTCAGAAAGGGTGCATTTACTAAATTTCCTAAATAATCGTAAGTTGTGATATCTAGAACATCTCCCGACTCAGGTGTTTCCGCTTTTATTAAAACCTCTTTCCCTCTACTTCCAGAACGATAAACTGTGATACCTTTACATTTAGATTGCCACGCAACCATATACGCAGAATATACGTCCTCTACTGTAGCACTGTTTGGAAAATTAATCGTCTTGGAGATACCGGAGTCGCAAGACTCTTGGAAAGCTGATTGCATAAGTACGTGCGCTTCTGCGGAAATTTCATCTGATGTAACATATACATCCTTAGCCCATTGCGGCACATCAGGTCTATCTTGTATTGACCCTCCATTAGAGATGTGCTCCATTAACTCATCCGAATAGAACTCATGTTTCNTTGCATCTTTTTCAAAATATTTATTTACGTAATATAAAGTTTCTCCATCAAGGATNTTTGTCTTGCGCCACGCTAAAGCAAACAAAGGTTCTACCCCACTTGATGTATCAGCTAGCATAGAGATGGTGCCTGTAGGCGCAACCGTAATTCTGCAAGCATTTCTAAACTGCTTTTTGGAGGAAGCGTAATCACTCTTGCCCCATGCCGGGAACACCCCTCGTTCATCCGATAATGATTTAGATTCACTATCTGCAACATCTTTTATAAACCCCATAATTTCTCCGCCAACCTCTCGACCAAGTTTAGTATGATATCCTATATGTAACTGAGTTAAAAGATCAGCGAAACCCATAATACCCAACCCTATTTTGCGGGTACTTTTAGTCATGGTTTCTATGTCACGAGTTGCGTAATGATTAGCATCAATTACGTTATCTAGAAATCTCGTAGAACTTTTTACTACCGCCCCTAATCGGTTCCAGCTAATCCCTGCCTTCCAATTATCTGTATCCGGTTTCTCCTCAACGAAGTTGGCTAGGTTAATAGAGCCTAGATTGCAAGATTCATTGGGTAGTAAGGGCTGTTCACCACACGGGTTGGTTGCAATCATGTCCCCGTATTGATCTGATACATGATTATCTTTATTAATAGTATCTAGGAAAACCATGCCCGGTTCCCCATTTCTCCATGCCCCGTTTATTATTTTATTGAAAACATCTCTCGCATCTAACTCCCCCACTATTGTATTGTTACGTGGGTTGATTAAAGGGAAATGTGTCCCTGCTACGACAGATTTCATAAAGTCATCTGAAACACCTACAGAAATATTAAAGTTGTGGATTTCCCCCTCAACCTTTTTGCAGTCTATAAACTCTAAGATGTCCGGATGATGAACATCCATAACCGCCATGTTTGCGCCATCACGTTTACCGCCTTGGGTAATCATAGAAGAAACACGGGACAGGGTTTTAAGAACCTCTATCGGGCCGCAAGAAACTCCATGTGTCGTTTTTATCCTGTCCCCCCGTGGACGTAATTTAGATAAAGCAAAGCCAGTCCCCCCGCCAAATTTTTGAACCATGGCTGAATCATGAGCGGCTTTCATTATGCCTTCCATGCTATCTTCAAGAGGTAGCACGAAACAAGCCGATAAAGTACCTTGGTTAGTACCGGCATTCATTAGGGTGGGAGAGTTAGGGATGAAATCTAGGGCACTCATCATCTGAAAGAACTCATTAGATATCATTTTAATTTCTACATCAAGTTTCCCATAGTTCTTCTCAGGTACTGCAATCGCATTAGCTACCCTTCTAAACAACTCGTCCGCATCTTCAATAGGAGTTCCAGTGTCATTTTTCTGGAAGTACCGTTTTTCAGCTACGATTTGAGCTTGGGAAGTTAAAGTTACCATGTANATCTCCTACTAACCTCTGTGTAAACACAATAGACAAAGTTTGTTCTCTGGAACCCATACAGCGGGNGAACATTCTGAGATCGTGCAATNGGGGTTAGGGCGATCAGGATGGTTTTCCTCTACGGGGTTAGTATTATTATACCCTTCTTTACCAGCATTTTGCAACCTCTCCATCATCTTTTTGACCCCACTTTCATCCTCTTTCTCCTCTTCAAAAGCGGTAGCTAAATTTCCTATATCTTGTACCTTGTATCTGCCAGATTCATAGGCGGCAGTAAGAGCCATTCCAATTGAAAAGAAAGCGTCCCCGTGACCCATCGGGGTTACGGGAGCCTTCAAATCATTATTGACTGAAAGTATTTGCTGCTTCTGTCTTTCGTCCCGTAGCAGCTTTAAGGTACCGTTATGTACTGTTTCCTCAAAAATTTGAGCCATTGTATGTTTACTCTTACTTGTAAACGACATTGGGAACCAAGCTGAGTTTAAACCTCTGTCCTCTAGCTCCCCTCGGGTGTTATCTATATATCCTCTAGTAATTTTAAAATTCTTCGCTGCGTCATTCAAGTATTCAATCTGCGCTGAATAATCCCAGCCATCTAGGAATGATTGATGAATTTGCTCTAGGTAGCTACCGTTTCTTTTGAAAACAACTAAGTGCGATGGGTGTCGTTTTTTCCCTACATCAAACCCAGCGTAAATTTCGTCATCTTCATTAAAGAGATGCTCTGTCGTAGCAGATAAACTACGTAAGCTGGCATCCTCACATTTGGAAATTTCATCATAAGAAAAATAAGCCTCCGTACTAAACGCTGGTTGTAACAAAAATTCAGATGCAAAAGATTTGGGGTTAGCTTTTTGTGTATCAAGTAAAAACTTTTCAGAGTACATAGCGGGGAACAAAACTCTACGCCCCGGCTCCGGGTCTAACGCAGGAAGCTTCCGTGTAAAAAACCGGTCGTCTTTCTCCAAGACGGTTAGTAAGTCACCCGGTATCATCGGGGTACCCACCACCATAATTGGGCAACCTTGATTAGGTATGAACATAGATTCAGTCATGAAATGATCTTCAATTTTATTCATCTGACCGACAGCTAACGGGTTGTCGGGGTCACGGAGGATGTCATCTGCAATCAACGCCCCGTTAACATGTAGCCCACGTTTGAATGAGAATAAGCCCCCATGTAAAATCTCAGCAACTTTACCGTCAACTGAATACCTAAAAGTGAAATCCCCACGAGGGGTTTTATCCACCATCCACTGCATTAATATAGGATTCCGGACTACTTCTTTATTTAACTCCCCTATATGATATTGAGCCATTGAAGCACTGTAAGAAAGATACAATGTATTTGAGTTAGTCCCTAATTTCAGCAACCGCCACACAGCAAAGGCATGACCTAAAATAGTGGATTTAAAATGCGCTCGTGGTAACACGCTCACGTAATTCAATTTTTCTTCTAGTGCGTACTCTACATCCTCACAAATTCGCCCCACATGCCAAGAATTAAATAACGAAGGATTATCAAAACTTTGAGACCACACATCTCTTACAAAGTCCCAAAAGCNGCCGACAGCAAACTTTTTATTCGTCTCTAACTGGTCAGCCATTAAAGCTAACGCATCTACAACTGAAACCGTTTCCGCTTTAATCAATGACTGTTGCTTTCTGATCTTGNTTGGCAGTAGAGACAAGGAGTCTAAGTTTAGCTGCTATACGTTGCATTANTTCAGCATCGTCAATCTCATCAATTAGAATTTGAATAACATCCTGTACAAATTGNAGATTAATCAAGCCTTCAATTACNTGCCTCTCNCCATCTATACCTATAGATGCAGCCTTTACAGCGTCAAAAGCTCTGTCGAATGTGAGATTATTTAATTCAGTTGTAGCCTTCTCTCGTATGTTTCCGTAAACATCTAAGTGTTCCTGTTGAAGTCTAGCAAGCCTACCCGATTCAGTTTCAACAGTTCTCTCTAAAGCTTTAGTTTTTACGTCAGTTCTCTTGGAATCCCAATCGTACTTCTTAGCCCAAGAGTACACAGTTTGGTTACTTACTTGAACAGAATATTCTGTAGAAATAGCGTCAGCAATTTGCCGTGCTGAAGAATCATCTTTTAGGTATAATTCCATAGCACGATTTTTAACTTCTTGGGGAATAGTTTTAGGCATAAGTTATAGTACGCCGTCGTGGTCAGGCATTGGGCGGTCTTGGAAGTCTTGGTTGTCGGTGGGCGGCGAAAAGTAGTCGGAGCTTTGGGACTCTAGGCTACCGCCGTAAGGGGAACCGTCTGATTGCAACAGCTTACTGAAATCCATATATCCTGTTTTATTAGTAGCTGCGTTATAGCAAGCTGGTACTTTAAATTTGGCTCCACTAGAGAAAAATTGTTTAAAGTCTATTCCAATCTCATCTCTGGTACACACGCCTTTCCAGACATTATTTTTTTCAGAAATGGGTTTGTACTGGGGGTTTTTTCGAAGCGACCCTGTTGTACGTTGGGTGTCTTCGACTTGCTTGTTATTAACACAAGCATAATATTTACACCAAATAACCACACCGTGCTTTTCTTTTAAA